TCAAGAACTTGAACTGTAAATGTATTTGTAGTGCAGTCAAATACCTGTAACCATCTGTCTGATGCATAGTCAGTAGAACGTGGATAATCACCATTACCGCCACTACCATAAGTGCAACTAAATCTAATTGCACCATCTGCAAACTTGACTTGATCACCATTGACACGTCCATGATTAGCAATAGTTACAACCATTAGACCTGTATTAGGATCATATGTCGCAGTAGTAGGTGTATGTGTTGTAGGTGCTGATAAACCATGTCCTGCTCCTATTGTCAATACCATGACACCATCTGCAGGAGTATATGTTGCACTTGTAGGAACGAACTGCTTAACTAACTGCTCACCAACACGAGGGTCAGATATGCCTAATACATCTGTATCAGTATATCCTTCACCACCAGATACTTTCTTGACATTTGTAACCTTTCCACCAATAACTGTGATGTCAGCAGTAGCACCAACTCCATTACCAAGTCTATTTTTAAGTGGAATAGCAGTGTATATTCCATCGCTATATCCAGAACCAGATGCTAGTTCATTAGGTTCGTCATTAGATATCCCTACATTGACGTCAATAGTTTGTGCTGCAACTCCAGTGATAGCAAGGGTTTTGCCAGATACAGGATCTGTAGAACGTGGATAAGCATGATTAGAACCATGGTTGTCGGCATCACAAGTAAATGTAATTCCACCATCTGCAATGACAATTGTATTGCTTGTGGTCAAACTATGATTACCAATATTAATTTGCAATACACCTGTAGTAGGATTGTAAGTAGTTCCAGACTGTGCAGTAAATTGACTACCAGATGTAACTTGGATAGCGTTAGTAACACCACTGACAAATGTATGAGTTCCTAATCCAGATAAACCAGTACCAAAAGTCTTAACCTCATCACCAATTCTATCTAATACAAATGAACCACTATAAGTTGAGCGATCATAATACATGCAAAGTATTTTACTGTTAGCAAGAGGAGGTGTAACAAATGTTACATTGTTGCTTGCTAGTGTATATGTTGCAGGGTTTGCAATCAATCCATTTACCGTAAGTAGTAACTGCGATTTCTGTGCAGTTTTACTAATCTTAGTTCCAAGATCAATACCATCAATTTTTAACTTAAATGTATCATTAGTTCCATCCACAAAACATCTCAAAGAATGGTTAACTCCACCACCTTGTGATGTTAAATCAATTTTACTTCCACCAAGAGTTGAAGCTAGTTCAATTGTATTAGCATCAACATATCTGATATAATATTCACTAGCATTGGTTAATCCACCGATAGGTGTTGCTGATCTGTTGTTCGGATAGTTACCAGTGTCAACAGTTGGCAATGCAGATGAAGGACTATTAATAGCAGATGTCACGATTCCTGCCAAAGTTGTGATAGCACTCTTCACGTCCTGACACCCTCCAGAATCGTTTGTAATACTTAGATCTGTCTTTGGAACTATAGTTGTGTATGTTCCAACTGGAAGGTCATTTGTGACTGCTAGAAGGCATAGATCTCTTGCTTTGTTAAATGCATATATTGTTTCTGCTTCTTCACCCGCAACGTGCTGTACTGCTCCACCACTGATATAAGAATCTGCAGCATCTACACTGAAATAGTTACCACCATACTTAAGATCATTTGTCCATGCAGCTATTACAAGTCTCGTATCTCGTGCACATGTTGATTGGGTATATGATAAACTTGGATATTGTGCATTTAAGAATCCAATTGTTTCTTCAACAATATAATCAATATTGTCAACAATCAAATCTCTGGCATCTAAGAATCTATCTCCACCAGAATTATAAGTTACTATTTGATCAGCAACTAAACCATGATTAGTTATTGTAATTCTATCATTTACACCATCTACTATTGTAGAACTAGATCCATCAAATGTTAATGTTCTATCACTAATATCATCTATTTTGTATACAATGCAAGAAAGAATTTTCTGAACATCTAGTAATTGTCTTCCATAGATAGAAACCTCTGTAGGAACTAATGCACTATAGTCTGGTTTTGATAGTGCGAAGTTATTAATTTGAGATAATTTACCAGTGTTCTTAGCAGATGGTTTAGGAGTTATAAATGTGGTTCCATTGAATGTAGTTCCAACACTATTTGTATTTGGTGTCCACCAACTATAATCGTTACTTGGGTTTAGATTTTCAGTAGATCTTGGTCTATATTCTTTTTTGACAGATTGTAGTAATACTTGTGTACCAACTACCTTAAATCCTGCAGGGTGAGCAGCAAACTTGAGTGGGTTCTTCCAATCTGTTATGTTTATTGATGAGGATACGTCATATGAGAACTCTTGGAATCTATCACTATCATAAACACGTTGTTCGTTAAGATCAAGGAATCCAGTTGTCTTCTCCCAATTAGATGCCGATATACTAATTGGAGATACAATAAATTCTGCATCTGCTCTATCAAATGCATGTATTTGACCAAATGCTGCAGATTCTTCACCAAATACAGGTTGACCAACTACAAACTCACCTTCTATAAGTTCTACACTTACAACACGTCCAGAAGCATCCCAGTTTTTAATAAATCCATACGCTGTATATGATGTATTAGATGCACCTTGATATATCCTCTCTCCAATAGAGAAAGTAGCGGGTTTCATATATGCAACGATATTATCACCTAAGTCTGTAGTCTGAAGTGTAAAGTATGTCTGTCCTGTGAGTGGATCTCCTACAGGTGCACTTGTAAATGCAACAGTTGTCTCAGTATTTGCATTAGCAAGACTAGTTGCAAGTTTAATTTGATTACTTGCCAATCCGTTTGCAGTTGTCGGTGAAACTGCATAGTAAGTTGCGGTTGTATTAAGAGGTGCAGGAAGTGTTCCTGAATTTTCTACTAAAGTAAATTTAGTTCCTGAAGGTATTTTTGGATTATATGGGAAATTTAATGTGCTGTTAGAAGTAAGTGCAACAAATGTATGTGTTACTCTTGCTTGTACAGTAGGTGCAGATGTAAATCCTCTACCCGCATTGTTAACATTGACTGCTTGTATAATTTCATTTCCAATCAACGGTTCTAAGTCAAATAATGATCCTTGACCACCAACAAGAATAATCTCTGGTGTTGCAACAAAATTAGCACCACCATTTACAACATCAAGATAGTCAATAACCTGAGTTCTGATTAATTGTAAATTATAAGTCGTATTTAATTTTGGTTTAAGTGTTCTATCGTGACTATAGTTAAATGTAATGTTCTCACCACCAATTTTCAATATTTCACCCATATCAGATGACTTGAGTAGTATGGATGCACCACTACCTGTCTTTTGTTCTACGTTGATTATTGGAGGACTTTGATATTGTTGTCCTGCTGCCTCTATATTGATAGATGCAACACCTTCATTAACAATTAACGCATTTAATGCAGAGTTGATACCATTACCACCCTGTGCAGTAATTGTAGGTGCAGACAAATAACCAGATCCAGAGTTGGTTACAGTTACAGAGTCAATAGCAGCATCTAACAGTGTTGATGTTGATACAACGTCTGTAAAGGTAAGTCCACCAGTAGAAACTAATAAGACTGCATCATGAGTTCCATCAGAACCACCTAGGTCTGCTCCAGAAATTGTAAGTTGATCTCCTAGAACGTACGCAGTTCCACCCGCTGTAACAGTGACGGATGTAATAGTCCCATTACCATCAGTGACAATAGTGAAAGTAGCACCAGTAGCAGAAGAACCCGCAATTGACTTTTGGGTAATTCCTGTGTAGGTTTGTGAGGTTCCATAGTTTGTCGCAGATTGAGATTGAATTGAGACTGTTGAGATTATACCGTAATATGGATCGTCAAATAGAACAGTAGGTGCAGATCTATAGTTAGATCCTGCTGCAGTAACTGTCACTTCAGACACTTTACCCGCACCAGAAACTGCTGCAGCTACTGTTGCTTGAGATCCTGATATTGCACTAATGACTGCAACTGAGTTACCACCAGTGTATACTCTAGACCTAATAAGAAATTCTTGTGTGCCAACTCCAGAACTGGTTATTGTTATTGCAGTACCTACTTCTGCAAGTTGTGGTGTAGATGCTAACTTGACACGTCCTGAGTCCCCTATATTGATAATGTAGTATGTTTGTCCTACTGTAAGATTACTGATTGCGGTTGTCTCAGATGAGACATACTTTACTGGATCTCCTGTTTGTGCATCATGAGCTGCAAATTCAAATTGATCATCATATCCAACTGCATCAATTTGTGATGGGTTAATACTGTAAGACTTACCAGAGTTGAACATAAGGTAACCCTTCTGCCCTGCTCCTGTTCTTGTATTCTGTAATGGTTTTATTCTCAATACTGATGTAACAGGATTCCAAGACACAACTTGACCTCTAGCAGTGCTGTTGTCTTGAATTATCTTACTAATTACAATTTCATTAGGTAAGAAATTTCCTAATATGTTTTCTAAGGTTATATCAACAAAATCTGGTAGTGTTACAACACAAGTAGGTAATGATGATTGATTATAACCAGATCCTGCGTTTGATACAGAAACATTTGATAATCCACCAGAAATCGTTGCTGTTGCTGTTGCACCAGAACCAGATCTACTAGAACTTAATAATTTTGGTAGAGATTGGTAATTTCTTCCATTATCGCCAATTGTTATTGTTGAAATACCTCCTGTAGCATATATTGAACTTGTAGAGTATGATACACCTGTACCATAACCAGTTTCGGGTTCTATTGTTGTAATGAAGTTTATACGGTTAGTTCCTGCATCTAATGTCGTAATCGTGTGAGTTCCTAATATAGGATCATTAATTACAGTAAAGTATCTACTGTTAGTGGAGTCACTCTTAACGGTAATCGCATTACCCATCGCTAGATGGTTTTGACAAACGTAATGTAATGTATCTGGAGAATCTACAGCAGGAGTAATTTCTACACTACGTGTTGTTGCTGTAGCAAACTGAGAATTGTATTCTGACCATGTAACCACATCACCATTGATTCTATAGACGACACCTTTTTCATATCTAAGTGTACCACCATATGCATCTTCACTTTCAGAAAAATATATCGCATGAGTAGCATTTGATGAATCATTCTGATTAAATGTATAAGTTGTTCCACGAGACATTGATATAGCAGGAGATTCTGTTACAGACCCATATTTGTCACCTGTAATATAATATCCATTACTAGATCCATAACCATATAGAGGATGTGCAGTAGTTTTTGCTGCAACAGTTACAGTAAATGTATTTGGTGTGGTATTTGTATGTTTGACATCATGATAATAGAAAATACCAGGCAATTCTGCTATTTTTGTTGTTATTGAAGTTTGTTCACTTGTTATGGCATCTCTTTCTTCATCCGTAATGTTTTTGTAAGTTAGTATGTCTGTATTAGCGGGATCTAACGTAAATGACAATACCTTTCCAGTATTACTTGTATGTGAGGTATCAAACTTATAAGAGTGTCCATCTATTAGTGTTAAATTTGGTTCCTTGATATAAACATCTGCTTTACCACCAGAATTACCTGTGGTCACGTCAGCAGCACTTGTTGTTGCAAAATTTCTCTTAGCAGTAAACTTTCTTGCTGTTTCCGTTCTAACAACTATGTAATTAGTCTTATTATAAGACGTAGGTGAGACACCTGAGATATTAACTAGATCACCCGCTTTTAATTGATGTGATTTATCAGCATGGAATTGAACCTCTCTTTGTACTTGAGTTAATGTAATACTAAATGAAGATCCACCGTTATTACCTATATTGAGATCATCTGCGGATATAGTATCACCAATGTCATATCCATATCCAAAATCTGTAAGTGTAACTGAGGTTACTGCACCACCAGAAACAACTATAGTTGCTTTTGCATTTTTTCCATCTCCATTGGTTGATATTGGAACATTTGCATATGTACCATTTGCATAGCCTGACCCACCTGTAATGGAAGACCATCCATCTTGGAATAAATTGCCATCTGTGCGTGTTCTTAAGTATGTCCATGATACACCACCGTCTGACGCACTGCCAGATAGATGAGTAGGAGATGATGAACCTGATGTTGCACTACTAGCTGCTTGATACACTCTATTTGCAACATGAACTAAATCTCCTATTACATATGCAGTTGTTCCTTGCCATGCATCTAATAATTTTGCACTTGTTAAATCAAAATACTTAAAGTGATAATTTCCATTGATGATTTTTGATGTAACTGTTCTACTAAATGAATTATCAGTTGCGGAGATTTTAACTATATCTCCTGCTTGTAGATAATTTGTTGTGGATGTAAAGAGAGAACCGTTGAATATGTCATCATTAGTTCCAACAGTAATCGTTAAGTTAGAAACTGTTGCACCTTCTACTTGAGATACAATTGCACTTACACCTTCTCCACCAGTATCAGTATTGTCAAACGTCAATCTATCGTTAACCTTATACTCTTTACCGCCACCTTCTACAAGGTATTGATCAATATTCTCTGATGAGAATTTATTTGTGGATGATACAATTAGAGAATCCGCAGTTCCACCTCTAATAAACGGATAGTAACTATAGTATCCAATACCATCTTCAATGTATGTAAGAGTTTCACCTGTTTCCATCACAATCAACGTTGTGCTGTCTTCTAGTGCTAGGAAGAAGTCAATTTTATTATCTAATGGTTTTCTCTTTGCTGTGATATTATCTACACCTACGAATGGAGCTCTGTAGCGTACTGCGTCTTCTGTAAAGTTTTTCTGCAGTCCATTACCATTCCAGTTAACAGCATCCGCTTCTCCATAGAAATCCTCTCCAATGTAATAAGGAAATGCAGGATTACCAGTTGTACCTGTAATAGTTGTAAAGTAAGCATACACACCATTTGGATATTCTGGAGTTACGCAGAATCTGCCATTATAACGGTCTAAATCACCTAAACCCTCCACATACTCATAATCCTCAACATAAGTGCCTAGAGGGTCTGTAAGACCGCTTAGAAGAGCATCTCTAGATGTCTTTACCCTATAACTGCTTCTAATACGTTTGTATGCGTTAAATGGTGAAGTATTCTCAGGATCTTGATATCCATAAGGTCCGTAGATAGGATGTCCGTCATATGCCCAACCTATGATAGGAGAATGCACTGTAGGAGGTAATTCCTGTAATACGTTTGCATTATCAAGACCAATACTGTCTTTAAGTAAGAAACGTAGTTGCTTTGGATTATAAAGGTATCCGTATTCTCCACCATAGATCAAATAGTTCTCACCTTGAAAACATCCACCACCGTATACGTCTGTAGTCTTGGGTGATACAAATGAACTACTCCCTAGTTCTAATCCAGTTGCTGCTTCATTAACTGATAATTCTGATAGTCTAGTTTGGAACTGTGCACCAGAACCAGGATATACGATGTCAACTCTTGTAGAACCCGCAGTATACCCAACACCTTTACTTGATACAGTAATGCTAGTAACAATGTTTGTACTCAAGTCTACTGTAGCAAACGCAGTTGCACCAACTCCGTCTCCTGTAATAATAACGTCTGGAGGACCGAAGTATGCACTACCGCCAAATGTAACAATTATACTCTCTATCTTTCCGTTAATGATTGATGGATACGCAACAGCACCACTTCCACTAATCAAATTGATTGTTGGTTCGTATGTATACTGCGATCCTGCAGTGTCAATTGATATACTATCTACAGGACCTCTACAGACAGCGGATGCAGTTGCTCCTATTCCGCCCCCACCAGAGATTGTTACTGTAGGAACGCTTGTATATCCCGCACCACCGTTTACAATTGTGATACCAGTTACGGAACCGTCTGTAATTTGTGCGGTAGCAAACGCTTGATTTCCGCTTGTCGCTCCACCACCTGTAATAGAAACAATAGGTTGTGTGGTAAATCCGCTTCCTCCGCTAGTAACGTTGATAGCAGTTACGGAACCTGTGATAACAACACTCGCAGTTGCGGAGTTTCCTTCATATTCCCAATCAACAGTTCCTACTGTTATAATTCCTGCAGTGTGTGTAGGATATACAGTCTCGGAGGATTTACCCGCATTCGTTGCTTTGTATCTTCTTCCTTGATATGTTACCCTTGTTAATCCTGCATATGTTGTATCTAACTTATATTCTGGTTCAAATTCTACAGTAGGTGGGTTTGTGATGTCATATCCAGTTCCACCATCAATTTTTTCAATAGATTTTAATCCACCGTATTTTTTCTTAGTTTCAGACTTATATGAGAATAGTGGGACGCCATTGGCACCAATACCAATCTGACCCACAGGAGTTGCAGTTTTTTGTGATTTAATACTTGGTACAAGAGGAATACGTTTTAAATACCTCTGATTACCTGGATCTAGGTCTGAAGTAGCAAAAGGTCCTACCTTATGTGTTGGTATGCCTGTACTAGCAACTATTGCATGATCAGTTGACTTATATGTGTTTTGAATGTCACCTGTTGTGTTTTTAACTGCAAGATTGATAGAAGTGTCATCAGACTTACCAAATGCAAATTCTCTAGCAATATAAAACTCAAATCCAGATATAGGTTGTGCAGGAGAGAATGTAAAGACAAACTCAAAGTTAAATTCATCAACAATACCCACAACAGTGTGAGAGTTGTTGTAAATGTCTTCTGGAGCATTTAATATTCTTACAGAGTCGTCTCTGACCAATCTATGCTTCTCTTTAGTCGTTACGGTGCATCTAACCGATCCATCGGCAGCAGGGGCTGCTAGAGTCGCCTGAGACCCTCTGAGAGCACGTCTAACGTTGTATATGAAACTATCCCATATAGGATCAATGCTATCGAAGCCAGGTGCAGCTGGTGTAGTGACTTTTGAGTCTGGAAGATAATACTTACCACCACTAGTAAGAGTAACACCTCTAGTTCCACCAAATATCTTTAATTGTATCTCAGAGTTGTCTACATTTGAGTTACCGTAGATTTTGAAAGCAGCAAATGCTTCTTGTCCCGCATCATGTGCCACATTAGTGGTTGGAGCAACTGCACGGGTACATCCTAAGAATTGATTAACTGTTTTATCAGTATAACTGATTATTTCATCTTCTATTCTAAATTTACCGTTTGTTTCTGGCCATCCAAGTGTAGAATCGACTGTAACAACGTTATCTGTTAAATTAGCACCTAAATCTTCTGCAAGAACTGTTTTATACGGAGTTACGAACGTTCCAAGTGAATTATTAGTGTCTACATCAATTTCGTAGATAGTTCCGTTTGATGTAAAGACTTCTACAACACCTTTTACGTAAATTCTTGCAAAATCTACATTTGGGTCGTTTGTATCTGCTTCTTGGTACAATACTTGTCCAACAAGTTCAATTGGGTTTCCAGAAACAGGAACTGCACGGATAATTTCTCTAGAAGTATAGAATGCATCACTAGGTTTGAATATTCGCTCTCTTGGATAAGACACTTGAGACTCAACGCCAAAAAGTGACCTTAATACAAACTGGAATGATCTACTTGTTCCTTTTGAGGAGTAAAAGTCCTTAATACGCTTAACTATAGTGCTTTCTGTTACACCAGTTGCAAAATTCTTTGGAAATGTGTTTAAAAACTGCTCTTTGAACTTCCCAAGCATGTAAAGTGGGAAAATATTGTTCAAATTGACAACTTCAGTGCCTAAAGTGTGTGCTGCAGCAGTTGTAGACTCAAATTTATACTCAGATTCCAATCCAACCGCTTTTACAGCGTTAAAACCTCTTGAACAGTCTTGAAAAAGTGTAGATCCCTTCTTTTGGTAGTAAATTATCTCATCATCTATCAATAAAAGACCTTCATCGGGAAAATCACGAGTAGATGCAACGTCAATCGTTGTAGAAGACGTTGTAACAGCAGAAATTAGTGTTGTAGAGGTAACTAACTCGCCATAATTGTCAATATTGTAATAATCTGACCAGTTTTGGATAATGTCAACACAATATCCCTTTAATTCTTGTGATTTGTAGTATTCCTTGACAAAATCAATGAACGTAGGAAATTGATCCCTTATAAAAGAGGGAAATTGTCCTATTATGTTTGTCGATATTTTGGATCTGGATTCTGGACTTACTTCTGACGGTACAGGTGTCTGTGTAACCGTAGTAGTAGGCGTTGTCCACGACCCAACTTTCCAAGAACTATTTGTCATATTAGATTAATAGCTAGATTCTGGAATTACTCCTGTTCCAGATAAATTAGAACCACTACTGATAGTATCTTCTACTACAGTAATTACTGAGTTATCTATACCCATAGTAATATAAGTTTCTCTCAAAGATACTAGATCATTTGATTTAGGTGTTGCAGATATCTGTAATGCATTACCTGTGACACTGGTTGATTGTATAATCAAGTCATTGATTACAATTTCTCCCATATCATAGTCTACAGTTCCCCATAGTCCATCAGTATATTCAAACTCACCAGTTCCTTTGACATAATACAGACGTAATGTTCCTGCACCATCGTCATTTAAGTAGTAAGTATTGATATCATCACCTACAATCTTAAATCCACTAGTAGATACAGAAGGAGATGTTGATGTTTGTTGGTTAATTCTGTTACCATAGCAAATTTTGTAGTTAACACGAGTGTTTAACTCCACAGTAACGTTCTTTCTCATTGCAACACGTGTAATGTTAGACGTAATCGACCTCTCTGCATCATCAATTATGTTCTGTACCTTAGAATATTTGAATTTACCACCAAATTTATTAAACTCACCACTAGCATTAAGGGCAGTAAGTGTAGTAATCACTAAATTCTTGACTTCTTGTGGAGATCTGCGTGTATTGTTGGGGTTGTAATACACAAAACTGATCAAATCTATGTAAAGTATGGACGGATCAATGATTGTAGGTTGAATTGCTGCTACAGAATACTCTCTAAGTTTCTTCAAAACAGAGTTTTTCTCAGAAAGTGATAGTTTATCAGCATTTTTTGGTTTGATTGCCAAAAATACCTTGCCAAATTCGGGAGGTTCCGCTTCTTCTCCACCATAACATGCTATGGATGACACGTTTGGATAGATTTGGGGTATGATTGCTTCATAATCCCGTGTCGAAACTGCTCTACCGAATGCAGAATAGAACTTTGGAGCTCCAAATTTGATAGATTCCGTAGATTCTGGTTCAGAACCGCCATCAGGGAACGAAACTGCGGTTATTGTAATACCAGAAGTTATTGCATTTAAGTTATTATCACGGAATGTTCCAATATTCTCAAAAACTTTCAATCCATTTGCACCGATTCCTGCTGAAGTTGAGTATTTTACAGTAACAACATCACCATTTGTAAGTGCCTTACCTATTGTACCATCTCCAAATAGTATTTCTGGTATCTGATACTCACTTTCCTCTAAGAAAAATACCTTAGAAGTAGAATCTATCTTTGTAATATCGGTTGCTTGTAAATATTTCTCTGTAACTGTACCAGAAGTTACCTCTACAATCATGGATGTAGTGTCAACTCTGTCATTAGTAAGTATAAATCTCTGTCTTTGCGTAGTATCTTTGACGAAGGTGTCTGTTAAGAACAGTCCTTCATATAAAACTGTGTTAGAAAACGTTGCGATACCTGTTAAACTATCTACGGACTGTGCAATATCAGTAGGAATACTGAAAACAAAGTTGTTATTGTCCAAACCTGTGAAGTTTAGAACCAGTCCTGCAGCAATTGTGACTGATTTAGGGTATGGGAACGCAGTCTGAACTGAAATATTACATGTAGTACGTGCTGAACGTGCTGATTTTGGTGTATAACCTATCATTCGAGCAAGTTTTACAACGTTTTCACGCAAAACTGCCGTTTCTAGGAACCCTTCATTAACTGCAAGGTTAGCATTTACACTTGTATAGTATGTGTTGTATGCTAATGCGTCAATAAGCACTGTCAAAGACGATCCCTCGAAGTCATAATCACTAAATTGTGACTGAGATTTTAGATATTCTTTAATTTGTGCCTTGATCTCGTTGAACTCAAGGGCATTAACTTGATTAAATGCCATTATGGTTTAAATGCAATGCTAATATCATCAAACTTAGGCGGTATTCCCAATATAAGATAATTAATTTGACAGTTTAGTTCATTACGATCTTCTTCAAACACTACGTCTACCGTTACAGCGGTGACTCTAGGTTCATGTACTTCAATTGATTGCTCTATTCTATTCTTTACCTCTAGTTCCATAGTAGGTGTAGAGTTCTCAAATAACAAACCAATTATGTTTCCACCGAAGAATGGATCAAATGGTTTTTCATAGAAGTTGTAAAGAACAATATTCTTGACTGATTCTTTAATTGCAGCTTCATTCTTCAATGCCAAAACATCATTGGTCACTGCATTCTTTTCAAATGTTAAAGAGAAATCTCTAAAAGATTTCGATATCAAAGACATCTCAAACGTACTTATCCTTCAATAAGTTATTTATACTCGTTTTTTAGACTTTCTATCAGAACGTGGGTCTGTAATTAGATATCTGCAATATTCATTGCCATGATCATAAAAATGATCTGACATATCTACAGGAATGTTAGCATTCCTTCCACCATCTTTGATTCTATTTGCCTTGGCCACGATACCTCTTCTTTGCTTTGTTTCTTGATGTAGCACTATACTTCGTGTGTTGTCCACGACCTTGTGCAGTTTTCTTTGGTTTCATTTCAACGGAAGGAACTCCGTTATTAAATCTTGTTGCCATAATTAATTTCCATTAGCGAATACAGTTGGACTTCCCCCAGTCATTGCTCCTGCATCGGCACTATCGCCAATACGAGCAACTTTAACACCTTCCACATATACATTAGGGGATCCTGCATTTACCGTAGCAACATGTGGAGCACATGGTGGATCGGGTGGAAAGGCATGAGATACGGTTGGGTCTCCTACTCTTGCGATAAGGATCCCATCTGCCTTGACAGTTGACTGACCAGGCGTGCTGAGGGTGGTGGATCCCACGCACCCATGTCCTGTGCTAAGGGAGTCACCTTTTCTTGAGACAGCTGGCATAGTTTTAAAGTATGTAAAGGTTGTTTTGACTGTGAGAGTTCTGCTAACTTGCGTGATAACGCAGACAAATATATCATGAGTCAATATAATATCTCTGATCTATTTAGAGACCCTACGCGGGGTACGACGCGGTTTTTTCTTCTTAAAGAACTTCCTCTTAATCTGCTCAATCACAAAAAGATCTACTATCTCATACAAGAATACAAGTCCTAGAAAGGTTACTACCCCTGCTAGAACTGTATACTCAAATAGTTTACCAATTAGTATCTTCACTTTCAGTCAAAGTCCCGACAGTATGTTCTACTATCTCTGTAATAGTTTTATCATGCTCCACTACAACATCAACGAGTTTCTCATACTCACCATCTAAAGTTCTCTTCAT